GTTGCCCGCATACCAGTATCAAAGTTTTATTTTGGACGACATTTATTTAGGGATACTTGACAGTAGTCGAGTGGCATAAAGGAGAAACATTATGGCTATTAACCCAAACACAGACTTTTCGTCGGGCGCAGTCCTGACGGCCGCACAACAAAACCGTTTCCCTCGTGGAGTAATGGCGTTCAACAGTGCCACAGCAACAGACGCATCAATCACGGTGGAAGAAATACAGATCACTAGCTCGTCATTTACTGCTGTAGCCAACCGTTATTACCGTATTACTTACTACGAACCACAACTCGCTACGCCAGCAACATCAGGTGTTTTCATGGTCGGTCGTATTAAACTTACTAACTTGTCAGGTACTCAGTACACTTCAAGTATTGTGCAAAACCAAGCTGCAAATGTAACGAACTACACATTGACTACATCGGCGGTGACAACTTTTTCTGCTGGGAGTGTTGTGATAGTTGCGTCTTTAACTACGTCTAGTGGTACTGGTTCGGCTACACGATCGGCAACTGCGCCTGCATATTTATTAGTAGAGGACATAGGACCAGCATGATCTACAGACTTTTACTTGACACCGATCTGACCGAACAAATGCGATTTGCTCGAAACGGTTTACTAATTACCTCAGACTGGACGCAGTTACCAGACGCAACTTGCGACCGTGAAGCATGGGCGACCTACCGTCAAGCCCTACGAGATTTCCCTGCCACATGGACCGAAGGTCCTGAAGCCGAATTTCCAGATCCGCCGATGCCATGAAAACATTGATTGTCGCCGCCGCTCTTATTATCGCCATGACTTTCGTGATCACCTCATGCAGTGATAAAACCCGTGAAACCTGCGTTGAGCAACCAACAGCCCCAAGGTGCCAACCATGAAACGCCTAACTAACAGCGAAATCAAAGCCCGACTAATACTCATCGTTGGTATTGCTTTAGCCGTAGCGTTTCTAGGTTCAACTGCAGCTCTGCTTTACGGCCTGCTCTTCGTCGTTCAGCCTTTAGAAGTCTCACCAAATGACGAGAGCGCATGGTCGCTCTTATCCCCGATGATGCTCTTCCTCACCGGAGCCCTATCTGGAATACTTGCCAGTAACGGTCTCAAAGACAAAGACAAGGACAATCCAAATGACTAAACGGACCTACACAGGGAACAGCGACGCCCGAGGCAATGTACGTCGAATGGGAACCCTCAAATTCATGGACTACTGCACCTTCCTATTTGGTGTCAAAAACATTGGTATTTATGCTGACCGTGGAATGCGCTCAGACCCGTCTAAAAAGTCCGTACACGCCACTTGGCGAGCAATAGACCTAAAGGGCACAATTGAGCAACGCAAAGCTTTAAACGAGTTCTTAGTCGCTCACGCTGACCTTTTGGGCATTGAGGAAATCCACGCTTACGACGGTACGGGCGTTTCGTTGAAGTGTGGCAAATGGGGCGCGGGCTGGCGTTGCGACCGTGACGCTTGGAAAGTGTGGACCGACAAAGCCAACGGTGGAACACCTGGAGCCGACTGGACCCATGTAGAGATTGACCCAGCTCACGCCGATAGCGTTGCCCTAGTTGACCAAAGTTTTAAAACAATCTTTGGGCAATGACTTGACTCCCGACTGACAAGTCGGTAAACCTACTCCCGACCTCGGAAACCCGACTCAGGAGGAAAGATGCAATTATCACTTTTAGCGGAATTAGACGTTCCGGCTGAACTGCTCAAGTATGAAGCGTTCAAAGAGGCAAACCCGTGGGTCATGCCGACCTTGACAAAAATGTGTTACCAGCTGATGCACCGCGGATACACGCATTATGGCATCGCGGCCCTTATTGAGGTTTTGCGCTACGAACACGCAATCACTAACGACCCCAGTAGCGAGTTCAAATTTAATAACAATTACCGCGCTTTTATGGCTCGAGAGATCATGCAAAAACCAATGCTTGAAGGCTTTTTCAGCACCCGCAAATCAGTTGCGGACCTAACAGAGGACTACTAAATGAACCTTAAACGACTAGCAATAATCGCAATATCAACCTATGCCCTATGCGCATTATGGGCAATCACAGGCGTACAAGAAACAACCGCCGACCTGACCATCGCATCGAAGCAGACAATCACACTTCAAGACTTGACGCCCCAGCAGCTGCAGGAACGCGCAGTCGAATTGACATCAACAACCAGCACCACCACAAGCACAACCAGCACCAGTAGCACGGTCCCGTTTACGCGCCTGGCTGAATTCCACCCGGACACAAAATGTCAAGAATGGTTCCAGACTGCGATCACGGTCGGCTGGCCCAATAACACCGAGACTCTTGAAAAATTGGGTCGTCTGCTATGGAAAGAAACGCGCTGTCAGAACGTCAATTACACTCACCCATCGTTCAACGGCCACGATCATGGGATCGCACAAATCAACGAAATTCACACTAAATGGGTTGAGCAACTGTTTAATATGCCGTTTCGTGAATCCATGTCAGACCCCACACTCAACCTCCGTTTCGCGTATCTACTTTATGAAGCAACCGAGGAATCAGGCGGATGCGGTTGGAAACCATGGTCTTTGTGCTGAACATCTATCGTCCCGACTGGCAAAACCTTGCAGCTTGTCACGACCTACCACTCGACTTATTCTTTCCCAGTTCCGGTATGCAATCAATGCGAAACATCAATGTTATTAAACCTTTTTGCGAAGCCTGCCCTGTCCACGTTGAATGTTTGGAATATGCACTTTCGCATCCAGACGAGCGCGGGATATGGGCTGGCACTACAGAGAACGACCGACGCAAAATCAGGTCTAAAAACTTTCAAGCCACAGCCTTGGTCTATAGTGACGGAAAATACCGACAAGTAAAGGACCCGACATGACAACCCACGAAATGATCGCTGCAGTTGCCAAAGCAGAGATTGCTATGAAAGCCGCCCAATGGCAGATAGAACGCCTAACCGACGACGTAGCAATGCTTCGAAAAGCCCTATTTGAGTTGGCTTATGTTGCCGAGGAAAACGGCATTTATCTATCAAATCTTACTAAGTCAACACAGGACGCGATCGTGGCCATGAGGCTCGGCGGTTTCAAATGAACTGCCAAATTTGTGACGCACCTTTTCGCGAGGGCGACATTCGGATGCAAACAGAGTTGCGTGGCACATGTCTCAAATGCGCTGAGGAAAGCGGTTTTGTCGGCATGACTCTTGAGGAAACTGCCCGGTGCGTATCCATGATTCGAGTTGTTAACCAACTGAAAAATCAAACGCCTGCACATGCCCGACACTTGAAGGACATGGAATCATGAGCTTCAACCCAGCCGACTATGCGTCAGTCCAAGAACGACTACCACTGTTCTGGAAAGACTGCCCACGCGGCCGCATCGTCACCGAAATCATTGTTGACGACGGCACTCGAATCGTCATAAAAGCGTCCTTATATGCCGACATTGCTGACCCAGTCCCGACCACGACAGGGTTTGCCGAGGAAATCCGTGGCTCCTCAATGGTCAACAAAACCAGTGCGTTAGAGAACTGCGAAACATCCGCTATCGGTAGGGCCCTTGCGAACTACCAGTATCAAGGTGCCAAAAACCGAGCAAGCCTTGAGGAGATCGTTAAGGTGTACCGCCAAGGCGGCGAAACACAAACCACAACTAACGCACCTTCTGCGGAACCTTTTGAACTGCACCACATGAGCAGGAAAGCACCGGCACGCACCCAAACAGTAGGGTCAAGTGCCGAACCGCCAACCGCCAAGCAACTCGGGATGCTTCGAGCCAAAAATTGGGAGGGTGCCGTTCCCGCAACTAAGCGTGAAGCGTCCGAACTCATTGATCGGCTAATTAACGGTGGCTGATCCATCTGAAGCAGAGTTTCAAAAGGCGGTCATCACGCTCGCCAAGTTGCATGGTTGGCGCGTTATGCACACACACCCAGCATTAGTCCGACCAGGCAAATGGATTACACCCAACACAGGCAACCAAGGCTTCCCCGATTTAGTAATGACCCACCCTTTTCGAGGCACCATCTTTGTCGAATTAAAAGGTCCCAAAGGTGTCGTCAGTAATTTGCAATGGGACTGGATCAACGCGCTGGAGGACTCAGGCGAGGAAGTCCACGTTTGGCGGCCCAAAGACCTAGACAAAATAAGCGACCGACTAGCAAGGAAACCAAACAATGACTGAATTTATGCAACCAATCAACCCGATGCGGATCACCACAGGAAACGACGAATGGTCATTTAAAACCCCAGTATTTGCGCTCGCCATACAAGACGACAAAGTTACCTTTCTGACAATTAACGGCAACTTTTACACACCCGAAAAGATCAAGTTTGCCGAAATGAACATTAACGGCCAATGGATTGCACTCGAATCACACAAACAACCAAGCCTGACTCGTCCAACATCTGACACCTAGCCCGCGTCTAATATCTGACCGTCGGGTCAGGAGTGAACACTGACCCGACACCCCCTACAACAACAGCTCATAAAGAGATGAGCATTAGCCCTTGCAGGAACCTGAAGCCTGCTCTGGGAATACTCGGTAACGAGGGTAGACGTTCACGCATCGTGAGCGATCAGCGTTCCCTAACGCAAAGGCGAAGGTTGTCCACCGAACAAAACTAG